AACTTTCCAAATCTCTTTAAGAGATCTTTAGTTAAATCTGTTTCAGCCATTGCTTATCCTAGTAATGTTGGTGTGCCTAAAGTTGCACCTTCTTGAACGCCTGCTGCACCTGTTAATATAGTTGGAGATCTACCACGTCTTCTTCTTTTAATTCCTGCAGCGTCAGTTGTTGTTGCTTGAGATACTTCTGCAGTTGTAGGTGATGGTGCTGGAGATGCTGGTGGTTGCATAGATTCTCTAACTCCACTTTGTGTTCCTCTAATAATTGCTACTGGATTTGGTATTGCTCCACCCATATTACATTCCTAATAAAGTTTTCTTCTCTGTTGTTGCTTCATCAATCAATGGAGAAGTTAATATTGTTGATGCTCTGCCTTTACGTCTTCTATTAATTGCATCTTGCTCTTCTTTAATTTTTGCCTGTTCTGCTTCTGTTAATTTAGTAGAAGGCGGTTCAGGTAAAGGTTGCACTGGTGGCAACGATGGCATTTTTGGAGATAAGAATCCCATAATTTATATAATCCTATATTCGTTATCTGCTATACTTTGTGGAGCAGATTGTCTAGTATTTATTTCTTGGATTCCAACTGCAAGGTAACGCATCGCATCACAAGCGTGTGAACTCCAATCATGTACAGGCTTAGATCTAAACATTCTGTTTTTATCTATAAACTTCCTATGGTAGTGTCTTAACGCATCTATAAGTTTTTTGCAATGGTCTGTATCAATCCAACATCTAGGTAGTAACATTGTAGTTGCATGTATTCCATCTTCAAATGGAATCTTAGGAACTACTTTAAAATTAATACCTAATTGATAAGCAACCTCACGTCTTGTTTTGCCATTACTAAAATCAGTAACTTCAATATCATGGGGTGCGTAATGATCTTTATAAACATAATCTTTTGTTTTTAACATTTGAACATAGTGCGGCAAACCTTGACCACGTTCTTCGTAGTAATCTATTATATTAATTGCTCTTCCCATTTGTTGAAAGAATATAATTGCTGAATGATCTGATACTCCTAGATCCCACGCAGTAGATACAGGTAGTGATGGATCATAAGGAACTCTTGTTAGCTGCCTAGCATCTTCTATCTTAGTTATGGTATCTCCATAAACAGCACCTTCTATATTTGCAATCCAATCGCATTCAAATTCTTGTTGGTATTTTTTTTCACCCATGACTTTCTTTGCAGCATCTAATTCTGATTGATCAACTATATTTGTTTGAGATGCTTTAGCTTTATAATGAAACCATTGCTTATCTCCTTGTGCGTGTTGGAATAATTCATAGAAGTTATTATTCGTTCCTTGTGGAGTTCCAATAAATACGCACCATCCTTTTCTATCTGACAATGCTGGTCTTATAATTTCTGTAAATAACTTACCTTGTACGTTTGCATACTCATCAATAACGCAACCATCTAAATAGATACCTCGTAATCCATCTGAGTTCTCTGAACCTAACAATGTTATTCTAGATCCATTGGGTAAGTCGCAACGCAATTCTGTTTCATTAAACTTAACGCCTGGTATTAGAGCTGTGTATTGTTTCATATAATCCCAAGCAATAGATTTGGCTTGTTTAAAGGTTGGTGCTATGTAGGCGTATCTGGGTGCTTTGTTAGTAGAACGTAGTGCTGACATTAGTAGATGATTAATCATACATACTGTTTTGCCAAACCTTCTATGGCAGACTAATACTGACCAGCGATACTTCTTCATATTGAAATGAAGTTCTATTTGTTTTTCTCTGGGGTAATATGGAATCTTGTATTGTATTGTGCCACTGTTAATTATTGTTTCTGTTATAGTTGTCATTAGTGAATAGACTTAGATTGTTCATTAGTTATGATTGCATTCTCAATGTTCAATAACATCATTAACCATGAACTAAAGATTGATGAGTGTTCTTTGTTTTGTAATCCTGTGAACTTAACTGTTATTGAATTATCTTTCTCAATATAAACAACTGCTTTTACATTAGCTGTATAAAAGTCGTTGTCGTCATCATCTTGGTACATTGATCTGTTCATATACTATTAGTAGTATTTTAATATTATATTAAGGTTGGTCAGGCAAAGAAAAAGGTGGTGGGTTGTTTTTGGGATATACCCATTGTGAGTTAGCGATTTTGTGTGTGGCGAAGATTCTGTGTGGCGAAGACTATGTGGCTAAAGGTATCCTAATAAGTCCCATGTATATATAATTAGAAAGTTATGGCGGTTTATGGGGTGTATGTGGGGGTGGCTATCCAAAATTGTGCGACTTCCTAGATGACTAGATAGTTTACAGTCATAACTAATAACTTATCGCTGTAAATTTTATAACAACTAATACGATAGACTGTTGCATAAATACAACACATCATTCTAATACTGTGATATAAATGCAACACCGATGTAAATACGCATAATGTAAATGAATGCGATGTATTAATAAATAGGAACTTAATCGCATATAGAATCAATTGATCTTAATACTTACCCACACAATCACACATTGTTAAATGCTTTAATGTATTCTTAATGATCTTGTTTAATTCTTTTAATTCAATCTATAATGGTAGCTGTTTATAACTTGGTCCAATGTCCAGGATATATTCTTTTCTATTATAATCTTTTCTTTCTGCTTCCCTTTTCTTTTAATCGCATAAAACATAGCTCTAAAAATATAATATAATAAATTCAATAACTTAATATTTTTGTTAAAATAATAGTTTACATAATATTATTAATAGATTAACCATATTGGTATAACAAATAACAAAGGGTATAAAATGATAAAAATAGATAAACAATCTAATACAATTGAGCAGGGTATTGAGTACTTAATTGAAGCTGCTAAAGAAGATTATAAACAGTACTCGTTAAGACTTTGGGGTAAAATCAGTGATCATTCCCAAAAGGAATTAGACCAATGGAATACTGTAATGTCTTTTAAAGAAGGTAAAAAATACTTTAAAGTTATAAAAGAAAATTCTGTTTTTGCTTTTATAGTTAAAGAAGATTTTAAACATTTTAAAAAAGGAGATGTTTTAAAAGCTGCTAGTTGGAAAACTCCTGCTTTAAATTCAGCTCGTGGAAATGTTTTAAATGGTAATTATCCAATTCAGTGGACTGGACCATTATACTTAAAATAAACTAATTAATTTTAATAACTTATAACCCTGGTATTATCTAGGGTTATAGGATCTTAAAATAGATCTATACTTGTATAACTTTATCGGTTATGATAGTATAAAACAAACAACAAAGGGTTATAAAATGAAAACAATACAAGTAAATGCTTATGAATATAATGAGCTAAATGATCAAGCTAAATTAAAAGTAAAATATTGGCTTGATGAACATCCAATTTGCTACGAAGAAGATGAACAGCAATTTGTATCTAATTGGAACGAAGATATTATTTTAGATCATTGTCAAGCTAACGAATACTTATTTGATAAATATGGAAAACCTATTCATCATTTAGAAGTAATTAAAAACAAGGAGGCTGCATAGTGTTTAATAGATCAGACTTAAAAGCATTAATCGCAACAGTTATAATTATTGGTCTAGGTTATGGTGTAATGCACTTGCTAGTGTTCCTGGATGGATATTATAAACTAACAATATATTAACAACTGAAAGGGTAAATAATGGAAAACAACACAATACAATATCAAGGCAAAACTATTCATCAAAAACATATAGTACATTTTTGTTTAGAATGTCTTGGAGAAGATAGTAGATGCAATACATGCAATGGCATTGGAGAATGGGAAAGTACAGTAGATTTAGATTTTGGATATGAGCCACAATCTTTAAATGAATTGTATTTAGTAGATACAGAAGACAATTATTATGAAATTAAAGAAAAAGATTTTCATAAATACATAGATCCAACAAACAAGGAGGTTGCATAATGAAAAAAATAGTTAAAAAGATTAATGGTATTAAAATAGATGTTAGATCTGAAAAATGTCTATACATAACCATTAAAGACTGGACCATATACATAGACAACAGTACAGACGAAAAAATAATTGATGTATGGAATGAAAAAAAAGACATAATAGTAAAGGAGCTACACTAATGAAAAACTTTTATTATACTTTAGCTGCTATACTTGGCTTTGTAAATATGATTGGTATTATAACAGTCATGTATATAATCATTAACTAATGATTGAATTATTTTCAGGCTATAACATTTACGAAGTTATATTTATTATCTTGGCTTTGTATTTTGTTATGGCTTGGAAGTTTAGATAACTACAAATATGGAAAATAAAAAAACAATAATACTAAATGGCTTGGATGTTGTAACCAATAGAAAAATGATCAGCATTAAACTTCCCATATGGAAGAAGTTAATTAGCTGCTCAAGACATGAAGAGATAACAATAACTAAGTTAATAGATAAGTTAATCACTAAATATATTGAGGATAATAACTACGATATAGAAAAAATATTTAATGATAACTTAGAAGTAAAACAGGATGTTCTTACGAGCTTAATTGATTATAACTTTAATACTCAAGATCAAATAGAATATAAATAATTACTGATCTATTATATCTGGCTTGGCTTGGTTGATCTCTTCGTATTTATTATATTGAGCCTCAAGGGTCGGTGAATCTAGCCAAGAAACGACTATGTTATTAGTGGTGTTTTTATTTAAAGTAAGATCTTTTTTATCACTATATAGATCGCTAGTTTTACCTGCAATCCATTGAATAAACTTTGTTTTTTCTCTTATCCAACTAATAAGATTTGGATCTAAAGTGTCTTGATTTATATCGGCTTGGTAAACATCTAATAAGTGGTCCACAATATTTTGAATACCAATTTTTCTGCAACTCTCAACTTTTGCTTTTAGTTCCTTATTGTTTTCTTGATTTAAGAAGTCGTAAAACTTCTTCAAGTTGATCGGTAATATTCCTTCCTTCCTTATACTTGCTAGAGTTTTTCCTTCGGATAGCTGCTCTAATACTGTATTTAGAACTGTATCTTCCAAGGTTATCAACTCTTGGCTTGACTTTTTCGTAGTAGTAATTTCTGACATAATCTAAATCCTTATCTCTAAATTGTTTTAAACTTGCAAGGCTTTTAATCTTCTTCTCATCTGTATAATTAGGTTTGTTATAACCTCCTCTATTAGTTCTATCTCTGAAGCCATAGAAGTTTGTATTTTGACCACCATGAAATCTGCATTTATAAATCTGAAACCCATGCTTGTTAAAACTATTGGTAGGAAACCCTTTAGCCTGACATGGCTTTCCAGATAACTTTGACATACCAGAACAGAATATCTTTTTAGATTTAAATCCTGCCATATCATTAGAATTTATTCTTCTTCATTTCCCATGGCTTGATACCATTAGCCTTATTATATTTAACACGAGCAACGTACCTTTCACTTCTCTGCTTACCATTGGATTGAAGAGCCTCTGTTATCTTTTGTTTAGCAATAACTTCAGGCAGTAATTTTTTTTGGAGTAGCTCTTGCTGTTTATAATCCAACACTAACTTCATGTACCATTTATAAGTTGGGTTATTTAATAGATTGTTAGTATCGGCAGGGGATAGACCATGTAGAAACCTATACAATGTACTAATCAATACATCTTTATCGTTCTTATACTTGTTTATTATATCATCTACTCTTTTATCATTATCCATTTTATTATTAGAATTATTTCTATTAAGATATATATTAAAGTTATCTTTATTAATACCAGTCAGCCTGACTGCACCAATCAGTCCCCATGACGTATCACTCATGTCCCCCTGACTGCTACCTACCATTAAAACAGGGTTAAGTTTATATAAATTAGTAGAAGAAAGACGCTTCTTTTTAAGCAATCCAAGCGACACCATTAACTTAATTCTGCGGTAAATTGTAGCCTTAGATATACCAAGAAGGCTGTGCATAAGAGCAAGACGAGGGTAGCATTCGCCAGTCTTCTGATTTGAGTACCGCAAAAGCACTACAAGTATCGCTAGGCAATCGGCTTTATTCCTACCTGCCAAGCCTAAGAATATATCGTTTTTAAATAGACTTACAGGCACTCGTATATGACTTGTATATTTTGCCATTATTTCTTATGCTTACATGTCTTATCATGTTTCTCTTGCAACTGTATCATCTCCATAGCCCAGTCCCCCTCATAAACACCCTCTAATTCCGATTTTAAAGGCTTTAGACGCATGATCTTTAATTCTAACGAGTTCGTGTCCATAGCTGTTGGTTTATAATAGACAAGATATGCAGGAATACATAGTTTTTCAGCGATATATTCAACAACTGTGGTATATTTATTATACTTTCCTGTATCATAGACAGTTTCAACTATAGCTAGAGGTTGCCAACAGGGTTTGTTGATACAAATAGATACTTGATCAACATCAATATAACCAGCTCCAGAAATGGAGTTACGAAACCATTCTGAATAGTAATCGCCAAATCCACCTACAAAATAATTATATCTTGCCATAGTTCTTAGATCTTTCTTTCATTAATTCAATGTTAAGAACCTGTATCTCTTCGTTTAATCTATCTATTTCTTTTTTAAGTATGACAATCTTCTCATCATAAATTTCTATTACATCCTCAACATGTAGTTCTTGATCAATCATTTAGTTCTCCAATTTTTTAATAGATAAAATTACGCCACGAGGAATTACAACACAATCTCCTACGTCTAGGCTGTCTGAATTAAAACTATATGTTGCAAAAGTTTTTACCCAATCTTTATTATCTTCATAAAGATAACCTATTGTAGTACACATAGCAGGTACTAAGTCTTTTAAATCTTCTTCAGTATTCCATGCGTTGTCGCAACTGTTTATGTCTAACCAACTTATAATAACTTTATCAAAGTTTATTGGTTTCATACCACGCCTCATAAAAGTTATTAGGTTGAATTGATCCCTTAGTTCTTTCAGTTATAACTTTCATAAATTTAGGGTGTGGAATACGCTGACAATTTTTCCATCTTAAAATAGTTACTGTTGGATTAGTTCCTGTTAATCCAAATAACTTTGCCAGTTCTTTATTGCTGAGTTTATGATCTTCTTGGTACTGCGTTAGTCTGTGTTTCATTTAGTTTTCCTTTTTATTTTATTACCAAAGCAATCAAACATTCTGTGATACATCTTTAATAATTTATTTAATTGTGATTTATTCTTATTCATATTTACCTCTCTGTTTAAAACCCTTATAAACCAATATGGTTTAGTGTCAATTATTATTATTGACATAAAGGTTATTTAGAATATTGTAAGTTAAAAAATGAAAGGCGTAAAATGGTTATTGATTTAACAAAGAACAATTCTACAGCAGCTATTAAAAATAT